ATGAACCCCTCACGAAAAAGAACCCGCAATATTTCTCGCTTCGTCAAGAGCCGGCCGAAAAATACCGCCCGCTCGTATCGGTCGGCCCTGGTGAAGTTCCTCGCATGGATCAATGAGGAGGAGGACATCCGACGGACCACGCCGGGCGGGCGCGGGCTGGTGGACGTCGAGCACTACGATACCCTCGCCCTCGAATACCTCAACAACGGCCATGACGAGTTCGATTTTGCGGACGACGTCCGGGACTTTCTCCGGGAGAACGCGGACGCGGCCCCCACTTCGGTCTCGACCTACAAGGCGGCCATCATCTCGTGGCTCGCGGAGAACCACATCTACCTCCCGGCGGAGATGACCCGGCGGATCAAGGTCGGCGGCCGGCCCTTGACGCGAGACCGCGCTCCCACGCAGGAAGAACTGCGGCACATCCTGAACCACTCCGACCTCCAGATGCGGGCCTATATCTTCGCGCTGACGTCCTCTGGGATGCGGCCGGGAGAAGGACTCGGAATTGAATGGAGCGATATCGACCTCGAGCGCGGGAAGATCCATATCCGGAAAGAGGTCTCGAAGACCGGGGAGCCTCGGGACACATACCTCTCCTCCGAGGCCCGGGAGATCCTCACGCAGTGGATGCACTATCATCCGGCATACGCCGAAAAAATCGACGGGTATACTGTCCCGGAGGAGTTTGTGCGGAATACGAAACGGGTGTTCCCGCTCACGTACAATGGGTTGCGGGACAAGTACGTTCGGATCCTGGAGAAGTGCGGGCTCGACGAGAAGGACCCGACAACCGGATGGTATGTGCTCAGGCTGCATGTGATGCGGAAATATTTCCGGACCCGGCTCCCCCAGGGCGGTGCGTCGATCGACGCGGTCGAGCAGATGCTCGGCCACGAGGGATATTGCAGCGGGGCATATGTGCGGCTGACCGAGGAGGAGATCGAGACGGCATACCTGACGGCGGAATCTGTCCTTTGGATCTTTAAGACCAAGCCGATCAACGAGGCACAACTGCGGCAGGTGGAGGCCGATTATCAGGACCTCCAGGAGAAGTATGACCGGATGCAGCGGCAGATGGCGGAGATGATCGCGATGCGGTCCAGCGTCGCCGCGCACCCGGAGGCGCTGCAGCGGCTGATCGATGAGCGGATCCGGGCGGCGAAGGAGAGCTAGACGGGGCTCGCCGTGGCGACCTCGTCAACGACCTCTTCGACGCACCCGATCGGGATGCAGTAGAGGGCAGAGATCTCCTCCACCACTTGATCAGGACGGACCCCGTCCCGGAGCATAGCTGTAGCGGTGCGCTTGACATCATATGCGATTTGTTCGTCCTCATAGACTCCGTCGACATGGCCATACTTGAGGATGTATCGAGAGATGTCCTCTAGAGATCCGGCATAAACCTGCTTCTCATAGCAGAATGACACATCTACCCATATACGGCGGCGTGGGGAGACCCTAACTGGCAGCAACATCATTTTAGCCACCCGTTTTCCACTGTCTCCCATCTCTCCGGATCGTCCATCTTTTCGAGCGTCTCCATGTAAAGAGCCACGATATGGACGATCATGTTTGATCGGTCTCTATGCTGAATATCTGCCATCCGGTCGACCTTATCAATTAAGTCCACCGGCATCCGGACGCACACCTGCTTCGTTTCACCAGCCACTCTCAAACACCCTCTGTTTTCTCCAATGACATGCGGTGCATGACAATGAAATACCGAAACAAATAAATGTTCTGTAATTGATTGCTATTTGGTGCATTACATTGCATGACAAGCAGCGAACAGAACTAGTGCAAATCGCGTATCGCGTACCTCGATGGATGAAAGACAAGATCGTCGAGGTGCAGCGCCAGAACCACATGGTAACAGAGACCGAAGCAGTGCGGCACGTTGTGATCAAAGGCCTCGAAGCGCTGGGAGTTGATCTCCCCTCGGTCGATGGCAATACAGCATAACCCCCCGTCACAATCGAGGATGGAAAAATGTCTAACTGTGAATTCGTGAACGGCAGCCCCGTGTGTTCCACACCCGCCAAGATGCAGGAAACCCGGGCCGCCTCTGAGGTATCGACATCCGAGAATATATTGATTCGCACCCGCGCGAACGCGCCGGCGAACGACGACCTGCTGCACGGCCGGGTCCGCCGGTGCCGCTCCTGCGGGACGGAGACCCGATCCGGCGCCGGAATCTGCGCACCCTGCATGGATGCGATGCAGACTGATCTGGTGCAGGGAGCCCGTGACGATATCGCCTCCCCTAGGATCCGCGTCATCGAACTCCCGGTCGCATACATCCCCAGCCCCCGGCGCTGGAAGGGAAAGGTCATCAACCAGGCCGAGATCGATGCATTCAACGAGCGCTACGCGGGCTGCCTGATCAAGCCCGTCTACAGGCACCGAGGGCGGTGCTGATGCTCCGCACTCCTGCGAATCCCGGCGCCCCCCTGTGGGTCACCCGGGGAGGGGTCGCCGAGTTCGAGCGCCAGAACCCCGACCTCGCCGGCATCGGCGACATCATGATCGAGATGGGCCTCTGGCGTCTCACGGACGACCCCCAGATGCACTGCATGCCGGTGACCGAGAGCCAGCCCGCGAGGGGGTGCGCCTGATGTCCGGCGAACTGACCGCGGCGGACGTCTCCTGGCGCGCCCGGAGCGAGGGCATCGTCCAGGACGCCCTCCGCCACGCAACCGTGACCGACTCCGCAGTCACCGTCTCCGAAGACGGGCGGACAGTGACAATCGTATACCTCGAAGTGCGTCTGCCCGACGGCCGCCTCGTCGCGCTGAGCCCGCCGGCAACCGTGCTCGAGGTCAGTGGCCGCGGGAACGGCTGGCACAACGCGACCGTGCAGCAGGACTTCACGGAGGGATCCTGATGGCCTGCGACAACTGCACCTGCGACCAGCAAGGCTCCGACAGGATCCGCGACCTGGAGATCGTGCTCTACCGCCATGAGACTCGCCGGGTCACGGTCGAAGAGCGCCTGAAGGAGATCCAGAAGCAGGCGGCAAGGTTGATCGAAGAGAAGTATGCCGTCGAGAAGTGCCCGGAACTCAGCAACGCGCAGAAGCGGTCCGATGCAGCCGATGCCCTGGTCCGGACCAACCCGGAGGCGCAGGCCCTCATCGAGGAGCGGACCACGCTAGACATCGAGCTCCGCTGCACGCAGATAGACATCGGGTTCGCGAGGAGGCAGTGGCAGCGCGAGTATGCCAGCGCGCTCCTCGCCGCTGCGGGACAGCCTCCCCGGAGAGCCGGGGAAGAGATAGACCAGATTACCCAGATCGACCGGCAGTTACTGGAGATAGCGAACAACTACGGCAGAGCGCTTGCGCTGCTGGAGGACCGGATCAAGCACTTGGAACTCCGGATGGATGAGACCAACACGTATGCATCCACGCTCAACCAGCGCCTATGCCGGCTGGAGCCCACACCAGAGGAGCAGGAGGCGGCGGAATGATCCGATACCATCGCATCTCCTCTCACGACGCGGCAATGGATCTTGTCAGCGAAGACGTCCGCGTCCGAGAGATCGATGACTCGCAGACAGAGAGCGGCTTCCTGTACATGCGGGTTGAGTGCAAGGGAGTGCGATACCTCATCCCTGTGGACGCGCGCTTCGGCATCTGCAAGGAGGTGCCCGAATGACCCGGCTCATGGTCTACGGAGCCTCCGACGACCTGATCGAGGTCCGTGAGATGTCTGATCCTACCAGGGTCACGCGCGGGGTGGAGTTCGATATCTACGACACCTCCGAGGAGGCCCCGGCGAGACACCACCTCACTGACGGGACCGTCCTCAAGGTCTGGTACGGCGACGGGGACAAGGGGATCTGGCGGGTCGAGATCGAGATGCAGGGCAGCGCAGGCGTCGTCATCGTGCCAGCGGAAAACGACGAGGCCGGCATCTACACCGATATCGCCTACGTGACCGGCCCTGACCTGGGGCCGGTGCTGTGCATCTGCGAGGGCGAGGAGGTCGGGGGGCTATGATCGACCTCATCGAACTCACCACCACAGCGACCTTTGTCGAGAAGGGGGGGTTCTGGTATGCGGAGATCAAAGGATATCCGGTTTCCGGGACAGGAGAAAGCCCCGAAGAAGCCGTAGAGGACGCCCGCGATCAACTGCATCGGTTTTACACCGAGCGCATGGGGAGCCGAACCAGATTCGTTTCCGTAACCCATGAGCCTATCTCGCTCAAGGCCGCCCTGATTGTCAAGATCGAAACGGATAGAGGCACGACCCTCTCGGAATTTGGACTCAGCGCCGGACGCGAAGAGCAGGGGGGGTCGGAGTGAAGATCATCGCTTGCTCGGAAGACCGTGCTGTCGGCGTCGTCGTCCCGGACCCCGACGAGATGGGCGAGAGCATCGGCACCTTTGAGGTCAAGGCGATCCGCAACGCCCTCCAGCTCGCAGAGGACCTGGGATACCCGACGGTCGAGATCGGGTGGGTCACCGACAACGTCACCCGGGGAACGAACCTCACGGTGGTCGGTGTGCCGAAGACCTGGGATCCCCTCCAGGTCCTTGACGGCAAGATCGCCGTCGCCCCGGCGACCGTAGCGGAGGTGGACGACTGATGCCGACCATTAAGTACGCTGCGGCCGTGAACCTGGGGAACTACGAGTCTCTCCGGGTCGAGGTTGAGGGCGAGGACGCGGACACCGCGAAGATGGCTCTCGACCAGGCGCTCGCATCCATTCAGGGTGACGCGGATAACCCGGCGGTTGTAGATGCCATCGCCCGGTACCGGAAAGGGGTTCTGGGTCGGTCTGGGCTCCAGATACCTGAGCCTGCACTCGCCCCGGCGACGCCTGAGACGCCGAAGCCTGCAAAGGCGCCCATGCCGGAAAAGCCGGCCCCTACACCAGAGCCCGCCCCCGTGAACAAGTACGACAACGGGATGCCTGACAAGAGCCCGGACGATGACCTGCCGTATCAGCAGACCGAGAAACCTGCGCAGGCGGCATCTCAGCCCAAGCCCACTCCTGCCCCGTCCCCCAAGCCGGCCGATGGAGACGAAACCTGCGAGAAGTGCGGATGTGCGATCCCGAAGGCGCAGGGGAAACTCTCCCGGCTCTTCATGAACAAAACGCTCTGCAAAAAGTGCATGGAGGCGCCCTGATGGTGTCAAAATCCATCGCCATGATGCTCCGAACGCACGGGGAGTTCATTCGGCAGATCGCAGCAACATTTGATGGCCGGCCGTTCACCGCGGCCGCCATCCGGACACAGGGGATCGATGCCCCGGATGACTGTAGCCTCCAGAAACTGCACCGTCGGGGCTGCATCGAGCGCGTCAGCAAGGATCACCGATACGCGAACACCTGGAAACTTGCCCCGGAACTTGTGGATCACTATGCGGCGCAGGGGGTGCAGGGATGATTATCGTCCTCGATGGTGCAGAGGCGGTGGGATACCTCCGCTACCTGGCTGCTCGCGAGATCGGACGGCCGCGATTCGAGGCTGGCGGGGCGCACCTTGACAACGAAGTCCGGGAGCGTCCCCAACAGCCCCACGGCCGGTGCAGGTACCACGATGACGGGGGGTCCCTGACCCTCGATGGAGACGGCCCTTCCCCCCGGGAGGACCGGCCGCCATGCACCTACGGCGGGGAGTGCCCGTATCTTGACAACCCCGATATCGGGTGCCCGGTCAAGGAGGCCCTGTCCTCGATGCGGAGGACCACCCCCTCCCCTGCCCGCGCTGATGAGGTCCCGCGATCGGATTACGTGCTCGCCCCTCAGCCAGCCCCTGCCGACCCACAGCCGCTTGGCAACAATGAGGTGGGACCGGAGCCAGAGCCCCAGGACCCGGACCCCGACGCGATACGCGTGATCCAGATCCCTCCTCAGGCCAAGCGCAAGGATGCCTGGAGCGAAGACGAGCTCTGGGTTGTCGCCAGGGCCACGACTCTGCCCGACGCGATCGGAGCCTATCGAGCCGCATATCCGGATTCAGCCAGGACCGACGGGGCCATCAAGGCACAATGGAGAAAACTTCGCGGTCCGGACCGTGAGCTGCCCCCGGCGACCCCTGCACCCCTCCCCGATTTTACCGGGGACCTGACGCCGGTCACGCAGTGTGAGGAGCCTCCGGAGGAGGCCCCTCAGGGTGACGCCCCGGCGCTCGAGGATGACCTGGGGGATGGCACACTCTGTGACTGCCCCCTCCCCTCAGACTATGAAGTGGACCCCAAACCTCTGACCGGCAAACCGCACGCCTGGATCGGGATGCGAGTCAGGATTCTTGATCCGGAGTCCGGGCTGCAGGGACGTACGGGTCTGGTACGGGACTACAACTACTCGTGCCGCAAACTGCGTATCGATCTCGACGGGTCCGGGACCCTCTGGATCGCTCCCGAATCCCTGCTGCTGATCGGTGCCGGGAGGGTGTCGTGATGTCCAGGACGATCGTCGTCCCGGATGACTCCAGGGTCTTCCCTCCGGAGGCCCGGGCACGGGTCCGGGCGCTACAGCAGAATCTTGCGGCAGCGCTGCGGGGCGGAGACCTCCTGAGAGCCAGGGGGCTCCGCCTCTCGCTTGAGATCCAGACGATATTCTGGCTCGCACCCGACGCCCCGGGGGCGGCCGCATGACTCGCTGCGAGATCTGCGAGGCGGAACTCCCGGACATCCTTGACCCGTCGTTTCTCGTGCAGGGGCACCGGGCGCTCACCTGGTTCGGCAGGGGGCCGTTTGTGCTCTGCGCGAAGCACTCATTTGACGAGGCCATGCTCTGGGTCGCGGAAACACTCGTCTGTGACGCGGAGATGGCACGCCGGCACCGGGACCGGCGCGCCGCCGATCGCACGGCCATCTATGACCTGGATGGGCTGCCGGTCGAGGTGACGCTCCCGGGCGGAGATGGCGCCGGGCTCGAGCGAACGGTCCGGACTGCACTGGATCAAGGGGTGGTGGAATGAGGCCCTGCGAGCACCAGGACGACAAGACCGAGACGTGTAACGTCTTCGATGATCCCGACGACGGGTCCCCGATGCTCATTACGATCCGGCAGAATCGGTGCACTGACGCGCCGGACTGCCAGTTCTACCACGAGCTGGACGTGATCGTATGAGCCAGGTCCGTTACCCGCACCGTGCGACCCGGCGTCTCGAGGACCTCGACCCGTTGAACGGTCCGAAACTCTACGACCGGATCCACGATGACATCCTGGTCGCCGGCCGGGAGTTCCGCCGGGACCAGGCCGAGGAGAGCATGGAGAGCATCGAACTCCTCGGCTCCCTTATGGAGACCTACCGGGAGTACAGCGACGAGGCCGGGCCGTTCTCGGACCTATTCGGCGAATACCTGGAGTGCAATGGTGAGACCTCCGAGAGAAACGGGCAGTTCTTCACGCCCGTAGACGTCGTTGACATGATGGTGCAGATGACCCTGCACGGTGTCGAGCTCGACCGGCAGGTCCCGTGGACCTTCTGCGATCCGGCGTGCGGCACGGGGCGGTTCATGCTCCGGACTGCAAGGCACTTCATGACCGAAAACAAGGGGGCACTGAACTTTCTGTTCACGAACGCCGATATCAACCGCCGGGCGTTCACCTTCTGCGTCATGAACGCCATCCTGAACGGCATTCCGGGGATTCACATCCACGGCGACTCGCTCCGGATGGAAGTGTATGAGGCATTCGCGACGCTCCCGATCGGGCAGGTTGCGCTCTGGGAAAGAGTTCGGCCGGAGACGGCGAAGGCGTGGCTCGTGCAGTCCCTCAAGACTCCGGTGCCGGCGCCCGTGAGCCAGCAGGGGACCGTGCAGACATCGCTGGAGGTGGGGGCGTGAGCGACAAGCCTCGGAAGTGGAACATCCCCCTCACCTACGCACCGAAGATCCCGGGCGTGCTCAATGGTTCGATCTGGCAAACGATCCGGGTCGGTCGTAAGTATCGCGTAGGCGATCTGGTGTCGTTTCACGGGTGGTCCGGGCAACCCTATCGGAGCAAGTGGTCGTTCCGGACCCCCTACTTCCCCCTGGTGATGGCCCGGCCGATCCGGATTCGGCCCGGGGGGATCGGGGCCCTCTTCGGGAGCGGGATGGACTACCGCGCGTGGAGCCTGCTGGATGAGCTCGCCCTGGTGCTCCAGGGGATGCACCCTATCCCTGAGGACGGTATCGAGGCGCAGATCTTGCGATGGAGGCCGACGCCATGAGGCCCCCGATCCTCTATATCTCTGGTCCTTACTCGGCCGGCCATGGGCGCACGGTCGCCATGAACATTGCAGTCGCCAGGGCACACGCGGTGGCGGCGCGGAAGCGTGGATGGATGCCGTTCGCCCCGCACTTGAACACGGCGCACTTCGAGGAGGACTGCCCCGACGTCGACCACGCAGAGTGGCTCGCCGGCGACCTCGCGATCCTTGACCTCCTTGACCCTACAATCGACGCGGTGCTGATGCTCCCGGGATGGACCGAGAGTATCGGGGCGCGGCAGGAGTTCGCGCGAGCAATGGAGCGGGAGATAGAGATCTTCAACTCGGCGACCACGCCGGAACACATCCCTCCGGCAGGTGATCGCGGGCTCTGTTCCCACTACCGCCGGATCCACAACTGGTCCGATAGCCGCGATACCTGCGGCACTCCTGGGGCGAAATGCCCGGCCGGCAAGACCTGCCCGATCCGGAGGCGGTGCCGATGACTCTCACGCGCGGCGAGGAATCAGATGCCCTGATGGCTCTCCGCCTGTACGGTAAAGACGCACAGATGGTCGTGTGCATGGAGGAACTCGCCGAACTGGTTCAGGCGCTTGCAAAGGAGATGCGAGCATCCCGACGATCCGATCGCTCTCGCCATATTGAGGACATCGAGCACATCGCTGAAGAGATGGCGGATGTCGAGATCATCACGAACCAGATCCGGTGTATCTTCGACGTAGAGTTCGGGGAGGGACGATTCCATGCGCTCGTGCGAGACAAGAAAGAGGCGAAACTCCGCCGATTCAGGAGACGCCTCGATGCAGCGGAACTTCGTCGGGCACAAAATGTTCGGGAGGGGGATGCATGTTCCTGAACTGCGGCCAACTCACCCCCTTCGAGGACGGCGTCAGGCTGGAGATCTGGGACGGGGGAGAGACGTTCGAGTTCCGGCTCGCGGTGCGGGATGTCTCGGCGCTCCTGCAGGAGCGGGCGAAACGGATCCCGATATCGCGAATGTTCGGGATCTACGAGACGAAAGGGTACGGGCGTGCCAGGTTGTCGAACCCTGACCCGGACGACGGGAAGCAAAAGGGCGTGTTGTTCCTGGTGCCCTGTCTGTCGAGACGGGTGTTCGCGACCTCCAGGGTCGGGCTCGCCGGAGTCGCTCGCAGCGCCTGCAAGGCCCCGGGCGACCGGTGGCCGGGCGCGATCGTCTCGGAGCTGATCCCGGACCCGGTGCCCCTGAGTGGCACGGTCCGGATGGGGGTCGTACGATGACCCCGGAGTTGCCGGCGAACGCCCGCCTGGATGAACGGCGAGGTCAGAAGGGGGCACAGTACGTAGTGTTCGTGTGTGCTGAGTGCGGCAAGGAGTTCCGAAAGCCGTTGTGGTATCTGACCTGGTGTCTGAAGACCGGGACGACCACGCCGATGTTCTGCAGCCGGCGGTGCCATGCCGCTGCGGCACGGAGGATGGCATGCAAGACCAGATGACCACCCGGAAGTGCAAGGCGCAGGGGTGCCCGGACCTCATCCTGGTCGAGGGAGAGTTCGGGTACCGGTGCCGGGTCACCGGAGTGGTCCCGCGGCACATGCCCCATTGCCCGAAGGAGGTGTGCCCTTGACGCCGGACCCATCACCGGAGGCCACTGGCTACGCCTCATGGGATGAGACGCTGACCCTCAAGGAGACTATTGAGGCCCTGGAGGCGACCCTGGACGACCTCAATCAGCAGGACACCCACATCGCGTACAGGCTCTCGAGCATCATCGACGAGTTCCGCCGGGGCATCGGCCGGCTCAACGCACGGTGCGACCGGATAGAGGCTGCCCTCGCAGCGTCCGGGCGCCCGCTCCCCCCAGAGACGAAACAGACGAAATTACTTGCTAATTTTGATGGGTTCGAGGAGGGAGAGCAGTGACTGCTCCGCTGGAGGGCGATCGGATCTACTGCATGGACTGTGCCGAGGGCCTCGGCTCCCTGGATGCCGGGTCGGTAGACCTCCTGTTCACCGATCCCCCCTACTTGGCAGCGATGTACGACGAGGCATATGGGATCCTCGCAGAGCAGGCCCCCCGGGTCCTCAGGCCCGGCGGGTGGCTCATCACGTACGCCCCGCAGTATCACCTGCCGGAGATCATGCAGATCCTCGGGTCCGCGCTACAGTACTGGTGGACCGTCGCTCAGCTCAATCAGGCAAACGCAAACGCGGTTGTCTATGCTCGGCACGTCATGGCGATGTGGAAGCCGATCCTCGTCTATGTGAACCCGCCCGCGGAACAACCCCCGAAGGCATTCTGCGATCTGGTGAAAGGGAAGCGGATGAAGGCTCACCACCCCTGGGAACAATCGATCCATGAGGCCCTACACCTGCTCTGCCGGTTCACCCGGCCGGGGGATCTCGTGGTGGACCCGTTCGCGGGGAGCGGAACGATCCCGCTGGCTGCCAAACTGCTGGGGCTCCGATACATGGGGTTCGAGATCGACCCGGATACACATAGGATAGCAACGGAACGAATGCAGCAGACTCCGCTCGACCTGCTCGATTATGACGATGGGGCGGGCGCAAATCATTCAGGAGGCAATATTCAGTGAGTTCATCAAATCAGGGATTGGCAGCGTTCGGTATCGCTCCAGCGTCCGGGGCAACCTATCTGTATGACCGGATCGCGAACAGGATCATCGCAGAGGGACCGAGCAATCTGGTCCGCGAACGGGTGCTCTCCTGGGATCCGGTATCCCCCGGACGATACGCAGCGGTTACAGCAGACGAGGTCGATTCAGGAGTTTTGCTGGATTGGCAACGGTTCAAGGCGTACAATCAGTGCTGGGTGATCTCCGATGAGTGATCTCGTGCTCAGGGTCCCGGCATCGGTCAGCCTCGCCGAGGTCCTCGCAGGGGATCCCGATCTCCTGTCTCGCAGAGATGACTGGGAGCGGGTCGCCGTGCGGCTCGACGGGGGGACCTACATTGCGCTCAGGACGGACTGGCTCCCCCCGAAAGCGGCGTTGCAGGAGAGCGACGGAGCGCGGGTCCTCCTCGTCGATCGGTGCCCTGCCGAGGTGCAGGCCGCGTTTGATGCCCGGCAGTTCGCCCGGACCGGGCCGGCGCTCCTGGATAAATTATGGAAGAGGTTGTGCGATGAGACGAAGAGCGAAGCGCCCGAAGTGGCGCCGGAACGTGTGGCGGAAGTGGTGGAACAGGTACGCGATATACTGGTGGCACACCCACCCGAACTCGTCGAAACTCCCGGATCCAAGGAAAGTGAGCCCGATGAGATGGGGGGCGTCGTCAGGGGGGGCAGTCACCAGGAGAATGATGGAAGCAATGGAGGCGGGGCAGCATCTGTAGAGTCCGCGCCGATCATCCCGGAGCAACTCAAGGGATGTCGGTTTATCCTGGTTAAACATAAGGACAAGTCGGCCATCGAGAAAGGCTGGCAGACGACGGCGAATTATGCGTATGATGATCCCCGGCTCCTGGCACACATCGCGGCCGGCGGGAACTACGGCGTGATGCCAGATGGAGGAGTCTGTATCCTCGACGCAGACAAGACCGACCGGCTCATGGAGATGGGCGTGCTTGACCGGCTCCTCGAGACGCTTGTCGTCCGGACCGGGAGGAAGGATGGGTTCGGTTCGCACTTCTACGTCAGGTGTCCGGACGCCCCGGCAGAGAAGCACATCCTCCGCGACCCCGAGATCCGGGAGGACCTCGGCGACCTGCGCGGGAGTGGCCATCCGTCGTTCTGCGTGGGACCGGGCTCCATCCATCCCTCCGGCGGCCGCTACGAGATAGCGAACGATGCGCCGCTGCTGGAGATCCCCTGGGCGGAGCTGCAGGCCCTGGTCGTCGACCCGTGCACCCCTCCGCAACGGGAGATTACGGTTCCCCGCATCCCCCGGACGCCCCGGAGCATCACCATCTCGGACGCACTCGAGTTGAGGGTGACAGATTTTTTGATGCCCCAGAACCCGACCGTCCGGGACACCGGGGAGATCGAGGGCGTGCACCCGGTGCACGGCTCCGAGACCGGCACGAACCTGACGATCTCAGCGAACAACCAGGAGTGGTGGTGCCGTCGCCATCAGACCGGAGGGGGTCCGCTTGAGGCTCTCGCGGTCGCAGAGGGGATCATCGAGTGTGCAGATGCCTGTCCCGGATGCCTGCAAGGGCATTGGCCGGCTGTCTTCGATGCACTGGAGGCTCGGGGCTACGGCGAGCAGCTCAAGGAGTGGGAGTGGGAGCGCGGTAAGCGCGAGGTGCCTGCACCTGTCACCGGTAAGGCTGTCGAGCCGGCACCGGTCGAGGTCCCGGAGGTCAAGGTCCTCCGGCCGACGATCGTCCTGACGAACCGCCACATGCACGAGGTGACGGCAGACACGGTCCGGGCGATCGCAGAGGCGAACGACCCGCCCCGGTTATTCCACCGGGCCGCCGCGCTGGTGCGGGTCTGCCGGGATGAGCAGGAGCGGCCACTGATTCAGACCCTTTCAGAGCACGCACTCCGGGGGGTTATGGACCGGGTTGCGGTCTGGCTCTCGGTCAAGGAGGGAAAGGACGGGGCGATCAGAGAGATCCCGGAGTATCCTCCTGTCTCGATCGTCCGGGACGTCCTCGGACGGCCGACGGACGAGTGGCGGTTGCCGCCGCTCGCGGGGATCGCGACATCCCCGATCCTGCACCTGGATGGCACGATCCATGGCGTCGAAGGGTACGACCCGGTGACGTTGATGTACTTCATGCCGGAACCGGGCTTCGTCCTCGCCCCCGTGCCGGCGAACCCGACCGCTGCAGACATCGCAGCCGCGAAGGAGATGATCCTGGAGATGTTCCTTGACTTCCCCTTCATCGATGAACCGTCAAGGTGGAACGCGGTCGGGGCGTTCCTGACGGGCGTGTTCCGGCCGATCATCTCCGGGCCGTGCCCCTGTTGGCTGCTCACGAAGCCGCAGGCCGGGTCCGGAGCGAGTTTGATGCAGAACGCGGTGTATCTGGCGATCACTGGAGTGACTCCGCCGGCGAGCGTGACGCCGAAGACGAAGGAAGAGTGGGGCAAGCGGATCATGTCGATTCTGCGCGGAGGTGCGCCCGTCCACATCTGGGATAATCTAGAAGGGCAGTTCAAGTCGGACATCTTGGCATCTCTTCTGACGGCCCGGGAGTGGAGTGATCGGATCCTCGGCGTGACGGAAGATGCCGCGCTGCCGGCGAGAACGGTCTGGTTCGCAAACGGGAATAATGTGCAGATCGGCGGCGACCTTGCTCGCCGGGTCCTCATGAGTCGTATCGATGCAGAGACGGCCATGCCCTGGCTCCGGGAGGACTTCCGGCATCCGGACCTCCTGCGATGGGTTCGAGAGAACCGGGGCCGCCTGATCGCCGCTGCGTTGACGCTCGGTGTCGCCTGGGTGCGGGCCGGGTGCCCTGAGCCGGAGCGGATGCCGCCGCTCGGCGGATACGAAGGGTGGCGGCACGTCGTCGGGGGCATCCTCGAGCATGCTGGAGGCACGGAGCTCCTCGGAAACGCAATGGATGTCTTCCTGGAAGGCGACACGGACCTCCGGCAATGGGAAGGGTTCCTGTCGGCCGTGTTCGACGAGTTCGGATCGCACCCCTGGACCGTTTCTGATCTCAAGACCCGGCTCGACCGGGAGGTGAAGGAAGTGACGGCGTTCCGGACCCTGGTCCACGAGACGCTGCCGGACGATCTCTCCGACGCCTTTGTGGATCCGCATCGGTCTTTCGCCAGAGTTTGCGGGCGGGCGCTCGCCAGGCAGGAAGGCAGGCGGTTCCCATCTGGACTCATGATCCGGCGCGGGAAGACTGTACAGCGGGCGACGCAGTGGGTGATCATCCAGACGAAAGGCAGCGATCAGGCATCCTTAGAAGGAGGTGAGGAGACATGAAACTCACAACTAATATACCTCGGAACAAACTCACAAAACACACTAACTCATTTTGCCGAAATCGCGGAGGGAATCAGACCCCGGAGCAAACTCACATAACTCCTAAACTCACTGGAAAAAACGACCGGAACAAACTCACTAAACTCACACCAGATAGCAAACTCACTTCCAATCTGGACGCGCCCCGGCGCCGGATTGTGGAGATATCTAATATTATTAGATATCTCTTTTTCTCTAGTGAGTATGTGAGTTTACAGTACCTAAAAACGTGTGAGGAAAAAACAGGAAGCGTATATATACAGTACAGGAATGACCGACGGGGAACTCACTTTACTCACGAACTCACTTCGCCGGCGGGGGCGGTCTGAGTGGCCCGCAACTATGATCGCGGATACTCGCCCGAGCTCGCTGCCCGGAAGGTCCTCACGGAGTGGGGGTTCACCACCTGGCGGGCACACGCCTCGAAGGGTCCCTTCGACCTCTACGCCGCCCGGCCGGACCTCCTCCTCCTCATCCAGGTCAAGCGGACCAAGTCGCGGATCGTCTCCCCGCAGGCGGTGGCCACTCTCTGCAAGCACGACCTCCTCGGCGACGAGAAGAAAGTCGGGCTGAAGGACATCCCGGTCCCTGCAGGGGTCGTGAAGCAGGTCTGGCTCTACTCGGACCGGTGCACCGGCAAGGACCTCGCGGGGTGGCGATACTATCTCGTCGATGGCGACCGGCTGCACCAGGTCGATGACCCGGCCCGGGATTGCCGGTGGGAGAACCTTGCAGCAGGGTTGACGGGGGGCCGGCCATGACCCGACTCATCCGCGTCGACCTCTGCGACGAGTGCCCGCACGCCGTCGGCTCCCGGAGCTGCCGGGCCACCACCTGGTGCGACGAGGGGGGCATCATCCGGACGCGCACGTTCCCCGACCACCCTCTCATCCCCGCCTGGTGCCCGCTCGAGCAGGACGGTCCGGACTGGAAGCCATCGGTGAAGGGGGAGCGGTCGTGACCAAGCAACGATTCATCATAGCCTTCGTGCAGGGCACGGCGGAGGAGCTCAACCACTCCTTTGTCAAGACCCCGGGCATGACGGTCGTCGAGGTGCCTGAGGACACCTACGACTTCCTCTACAACTCGCTCCTCGAGAAGGCGGCATCGGAGAGGAGGGCGCAGTCATGACCCCGCCACCGGGCAACGTCCGCCCGGACGGCCACGGGGGGCTCCGCGTGGTGATCGAGGGCATCGAGCACCTGGTCACTGCCGACGACGCCGCCCACCTCCTCTATGCCGGCGATATCGCCCTGCTCCAGGATCCCGACCCGGCCCCGCTCCTCCGGGGCGAGCCGCGCCGCAAGACCGGCCACATCCTCCCGTCTCGCGATGACGGCGACGTGACGCCTCACCTGGTGATCTGCGTGCATCCGGACCACCTCTATCTGGCGGTGAAGGGGGAGGTCGCCGCGGTCAGGACCGGGACACTTGATATCTGCAAGGTGGTGAGCGCATGACCGACGAAGGGACAATGCACGAGGGACAAGACACTTGCCGACCGTACATCGAGCGTGATGTCGCCGCAGAACTTGCGTCCCTGAAGATAGCGTGGCGGAAGCCGTCTGTCTCGGCAGTGGTTCGGGAGTTGTTACGACGCTATAAACAGTCTAAACAGTCCAAATAGTCTAAATAGACTATTTAATCCGTTTTTTTAAATTCTGGGGCCATATATCCACTTGATTGTATGGCAGGTATCGAAGAGCGCCGTCGGACGGCCGAGGAGATCATCGCGTATCTCCGGGGCAAGGGGTACATCAAGACCCGGGCTGAGATCGACAGTCGGACCGGAGAGTGCCGGATCTCTATGATTCACATCGACGGAGATACGCTCTGGATAAACCTCCGTGACCTGCCGCCCTCGGTCCTCGCCGAGTTCTGTAACGTGTACGAAGAGATCCACGCACTCGGATTCGGTCTCATCCATTCCTGCACCCGGCTCCGGCCGCTCGGGTACAGCGAGATAGCAAAGGAGGACTTCAGCCCTGAGCTGATCGCTGACCTGCAGCACGAATACCACTATTACCGGGGCGCGTTCTGGGTGCTCCGGATCGCGATCGTCCTGGCGCTCCTCCTCCTCACGGGCAGCCTGGAGACCGCAGCGCACCTCCTGGGGTGGTGAGGATCGGCTCCCGGAACGATGGGGCGAAAACTGCACCGACGAAGGTCCCGGCAGCCACCCGGCGAGAGGAGGCCTTGGAACTCCGGGCATCAGGGCAGTCCATCCGCGCGATCGCCGATAAGCTGGGGGTCTCGAAGTCTCAGGTCCAGCGTGACATCGAGAAGGAACTGCAAGCGGCCGCAGAGGGGCGCAAGAAGATCGCAGGGCTCATTATCGATCTCGAGCTCGCGAAACTCGACGCACTCGAAAAGAAGGCATGGAAACACATTGCCGCCGGCGAACTCTCTGCGATCGATCGTGTGCTCCGGTCCATGGAACGCCGGGCGAAACTGCTCGGACTCGACAAGACCGGCGAAGGCGGCGACACCGGATCCCTCGGCGACCTGGTAGCAGCCATCAGGCAGGCGCGGGAGGCGCGGCAACGTGGCGATTAAGTGGGGCCAGCTCTCTCCGAAAGCGATCTTGTCTATCTGCGAGAGCACCCGGCGGCTCAACATCTGGCACGGGGCGGTCCGGTCGTCCAAGACCGTCTCTTCCGTCACCCGGTTTCTGGAGTTCATCGCCGACGCCCCCCCGGGCGACATCCTGATCAGCGGCAAGACCGAGCGGACCGTCTACCGCAACGTCCTCCGGCTGATCCGGGATATCGTCGGTTCTGACAATTTCCACTATGCCCGGAACACCGGGGAGTGCACGATCGCCGGCCGGCTCTGCTATGTTGCCGGCGCGAACGACGAGCGGGCCGAAGAGAAGATCCGGGGCATGACCCTGATCGGCGCCTACGTCGACGAGGCCACGGTTCTGCCCGAATCATACTTCCGGATGCTCGGCACCCGGCTCTCCCTCGCCGGCGCAAAGTTGTTTGTCACCACGAACCCCGACAGCCCGTTCCACTGGCTGTACACCGACTACATCCAGAACCCCGATATCGACGCTGCCGTCTTCCACTTTGAGCTCGACGACAACCCGGCGCTCTCGGAGGAGTACAAGGCGGCGTTGAAGGCGGAGTACTCGGGCCTCTGGTACCAGCGGTTCATCCTGGGGCTCTGGGTGCAGGCGGAGGGCGCGGTCTACGACCTGTGGGATGAGAACAAGCACGTCCTTGACGAGCCGCCGGGACAGGCAGAGGCATACTACGTTGCGATCGACTACGGGACCAGCAACCCGACGGTCTTCGGGCTCTTCGGGGTCCGGGGGAAGGTCGCCTGGATGGAGCGGGAGTATTATTATGACCCGGGCAAGACCGGCCGGCAGAAGACCGACGCGGAGTACTCGAAGGCCCTTGCCGAGTTCCTCAACGGCATCGCCCCCAGGTCGATCATCGTCGACCCGTCGGCCCTCTCCTTCAAGGTCCAGCTCCGCCGGGACGGGTTCGAGAACGTCAAGAACGCCGACAACGCCGTCATCGACGGGATCCGCACCCAGAGCAGCATGCTGCACCAGGGGAGGTACTTCGTCCTCCGCTGCTGCACCCACACGATCGAAGAGTACGGAGCGTACGTCTGGGATGCCAAGGCGCAGCAGAAGGGCGAAGACAAGCCCGTGAAAGAGAACGACCACAGTAAAGACGCGGAACGTTATTTCCTGCACACGGTCTTCGGCAAGGGACCGGGGATCTCGTTCCTGAGGTGACACATGACAAACGACTCACTGTATATATCGGTCTGCTCAATCTGCGGCCATCCGCTGGAGAAATGGCAGATCGCAGGAGAGACACTCGACACGACACTGATCGGCTACGACGAGCGTGCGCTCATCGATATCAGACTCATTCTCTGTGCTGAGTGCCACGAGAAGATCAAGGTCTACGCAAACAGCTCAGTCGAGGAGGCCATCGCACGGATGGAACGCGATGCGGCATGAAACTACTCGCAGAGAACATCGATGCCTGTGACGTCAGTCAGACGATCGCAACCCTGATCGCGAACCACGACCCGTCTCTCATGCTCGTCGGGGTGGACTACTACAACAACGATACCCGCATCAAGGACCGGCAGATCTGGTATTACGAGGACGGGGAGAAGAAGATTGATACCGAGGCCACGAACCAGCGCGTCTCGCATGACTGGCACAAACTCCTGGTCGATCAGAAGGTCGCCTACCTCCTCGGCCGCCCCCCGGTGATCAGCGCCGAAGATGAGCAGTTCGCCGAACAGCTCAACGTCCTCCTGGACGAGACCTGGGACGACCGGCTGCAGGAACTCGCGAAGAACGCCAGCAACAAGGGTGTCGAATGGCTCATGCCGTTCATCGACGCGGCGGGCAATTTCCGGTACATCATCATCCCGGCGGAACAGTGCATCCCAGTCTACGAGACGGACTACGAGGAAGAACTCGTCGCCATGCTCCGGTACTACCCGGCTGTGGTCGGCGGGGAGACGAAGACCCGGGCGGAGTGGTGGACCGCCGAGGGCGTCTCGACCTACATCGAGACGGAGGCCGGGGCCTATACTCTCGAGTCAGAGGACGGCCATTTCTTCCTGAACGGGACCCCGATGGGATGGGGTCGGGTCCCGTTCGTCGAGTTCGCGAACAACGAAGAGCGGTTCGCCGACCTCAAGTATTACAAGGAGCTGATCGATGTCTACGACCTCGTGATCAGCGACCTTGCCAACGACCTCACAGACATCCAGAAACTCATCTTTGTCCTGAAGGGGTATGGGGGGCAAAGCCTAACGGAGTTCGTCCGGAACCTCCGGTATTATCGGGCGATCCAGGTGGACCCAGAAGCCGGCGCCGGCGTCGAGACCCTCAGCGTGGATCCGGCGATCACGGCGATCGACTCGTTCCTGAACCGGGTGGAGGAGAACATCTTCATCCACGGGCAGGGGGTCAATGTCAAGACCGACACGTTCGGCTCGGCGCCGAGCGGGATCGCGCTCAAGTTCCTCTACTCCCTCCTTGACCTGAAAAGCAACGTCATGGCACGCCGGTTCTCTGTCGCAATCAAGAAGTTCTGCTGGTTTGCTGCTAAGTACCTTGACCTCAAGGGCGTCGGCACCTTTAACCCGCGCAGCGTGAAGATCACGTATAATAAGTCCCTGCTCATCAACGACCTCGAACTCTCGCAGATTGCAGAATCAAGCATGGGGATAATCTCGCAGGAGACTATCGTCGCCCACCACCCCTGGGTTGAGGACGCGCAGGCCGAGCTGACGCGGCTGCAGTCCGAGCAGGAGAGCAAGGTAGATCTCTCCAGGTACCTGCAGGAGGGCGATGAGCAGGAGAGTGAGGGCGAGCAGCCCGGAGCGGGAGAGTAATCATGCCCCACTTCACCCTCTGGTTTGAGACCGAGGCACTCCGTGACCGGCTCCTGCCGGTCATCCTGCTCCGGATCCCTCCCTGGTTCGAGTTCTCAGCCTGCACCGGGACGCCGGACGTCACTATCGAAACCGAGGGGGTCAACCGGGGCTTCCCGTTCCCGGTCCGTCCTGGCACTGTCTACATCTTCGACGACGAGATCCCTGCACGGGCGGTGGGCCTCGCGGCCCCGATGCGGGCAAGTGTCCGGGTCAGACCGATCGACTCCGACAACGTCCTGGTGCTGCGCATCTGGCATGAGGTCCTGCACGCGGTCGGGCAGCCGGCCGATGATATGGTCCCGCTCGCGGGCACCTGGCAGACCCCGTGGCAGCGGCTCCTGTGGGCAGTGTGGCGCTGGTTCGGCGATGAGGTTGACGTTCCCTTCTGGCATGAGCGGTTCTATGCCTGGCTGACCCGTCGGGCGATGGAGGCGGGTGCGTGAAGATCGTCTGCCCGGAGTGCGGGAGCGCCGCGCTCGGGCTCCTCGATGACTGGGTAGACTCAACGCTCACCGACGACGGGGTGACCCTCGAGGGCGCAGGGATCGTCTGTGAGTGTCGCGCCTGTCATGCCTCATTCGAGGTCTCTGCAACAGTGTTCACAGTGAAGGTCGAGGACCATGGAAAAGGCGTTTCTTAGGCTCGACAAGCAGATGGTCAGACTAACCCGGGTTGCCGAGCAGGATGTCGGCCGGCAGTACGGGCAGATGCTCCGAGAGATCCGGGCGGTCCTCCAGCGGACGTACGATCGCTACTCGCTCGCCGATGGGACCCTGACCTACTCGCAGATGGTGCGGTATGGGCGTATCGACATCCTGAACGCAGATATCGAGGAGATCACCCGGAAGTACTCCGGGCTCGTCGCGGGCGAGATCCGGACCGGGCTCCGGAAGACCGTCACTACCTCCTTCGAGGGCTCCCGGGGGGCGCTGGAGGTGGCTGCCGGCCGCAAGATCAGAGCGATTCTGAAACCTGAGATCGTCAGCGAGATCCTGCAGAACCCCATCAGCGGGCTCACCCTGAACGAGCGGCTAGCGGTCCGGCGCTACGAGACGATCACCACAATCCGGCAGGAGATGACCCGGGGGCTGGTCAGAGGTGACCGCTACCGGGACATCGCCGGCCGGCTCCAGAACTCGCTGGAGATCGATGCCGGCAAGGCGACCCGCATCGTCCGGACCGAGGGGCACCGGTGCATGGAGGCAGGGAAAAAGGCGTCGCTTGATCGTGCTGCCGACCAGGGGATCGAGGTCAGGAAGTGGTGGAAGGACAGCGACGACGAGCGGGTGCGCTCCGGGCATCGCCATATGGGCCGGAAGTACGGCAAGGGGAATGCCATCCCCTTCAACGAGGATTTCGTGAACGACCTCACCGGCGGGACCGGACCGCATCCCGGGGCTCTAGGAACGGCCGAAGACGATATAAACTGCCGGTGCGTAATGGTCATTGAGGTTGGGCCATGAAGAAGACCGCATTGATCATACTGCCCCTGCTGCTGGCAATCACGATGGCCGCCGGCTGCACGTCGACATATGCCGAAGAACAGTGGGTGAAGGAGGACACAGTCAAGTACGCCGAGCAGCACATCGGGTACAAACTCCTGCCGGATGTCGAGGACCACGACCTCCGGTTCGGGACTCCAGGGAAAATCGGCGATGACACCCGGGTCTACCGGATCGGGGGGACGGTATACCGGACGGCCGATGGGAGAGGATACGATGTGCATGCTATCTTCACAGCGAAGAGCGTTCGCGGAGGGAACACCGAGATCGAGATGATCTCGATGACGATTGATGGTGCGCAAGTAGTCTAAACAGTCTATACAGTCTAAATAGTCTATATCAACCCTCTTTTTCAATTCTGGAACCTATTCTACTGTATCGCCATGCCCGAGGCGTGATCGGGCCTGTTTTCGTGGGCGCGACCACGTAAAAAAGCGAAACAGCGGAAAGGAGCCAGCAGATGCCTAAAACCCTGAAAGACATACTGGGGGACGACCTCTACAAGCAGGTCAAGGAAAAGCTCGGAGACACGGAGGTCACTGTCGTGGACTCCAACGATCCGATGGTCCCGAAACGCCGCCTCGACGAAGTGATTGCCGAGCGGAATCGCTACAAAGAGCAGGTCGAAGAGCGGGACTCCCAGCTCGCGGGCCTGAAAACCGGGGCAAAGGACAACGAGGTCCTGAAAGCGCAGATCGCCGATCTCCAGGCCAAGAACAAGCAGGCCACGGAGGACTACGAGAAGCAGCTCAAGGATCAGCGGTTCGCCTTCGCGGTCGAGCGGGCGGTTGCCAAAGCCGACGCCCGGAATGTCAAGGCGGTGGTGGCGCTGCTGGATGCGTCGAAGATCTCACTCGACGGGGAGAATCTGCTCGGGTTCGACGAGCAGGTCGCGGCGCTCAAGAAGAGCGACCCCTTCCTGTTCGGGGTCGATCTGAAGGGAAGGATGCCGGAAGGTACCGGGAAGCCCCCGCAGGCGCAGGAGAACCCATGGAAGAAGGAGACCTTCAACCTGACAAAACAGGGAGAACTCCTTCGCAAGGACCCTGACTCCGCTGCCAGACTCAAGGCCGAGGCAGGGGTGAAGTGAGGAAACTATGCCGAAGACGAGAATTGCGGACGTCATTGTCCCGGAAGTATTCAACCCGTATGTGGTCCAGCAGACCGCAGAACTCTCTGCGCTCTACCAGAGCGGGATCGTAGCGACCAGTGATGAACTGAACAGCCTCGCAGCATCAGGGGGGCGGCTCATCAACATGCCGTTCTGGAACGACCTGGACGGCGACGACGAGGTCCTCTCGGACATTGCCGCGCTCGACGTCGAGCGGATCACCTCCGGTCAGGACATCGCCGCGCTCCTCATGCGTGGGAAAGCCTGGTCCGTGAACGATCTCGCCAAGGCCCTCAGTGGCGACGACCCGATGGCCACGATCGGCCAGATGGTCGCCGGGTACTGGGCTCGCCGTATGCAGGCGACGCTCCTCTCAACCCTCGCGGGCGTGTTCGCAGCGCCGAGCATGGCGGCGAACGTCTACGACACGGACGTCCGGATCAGTGCCGACAACGCGATCCTCGCGATCCAGTGCCTCGGCGACGCGAAGAGCAAGCTGACCGGGTTCATGATGCACTCGGCCGTGGAGGCCGACCTCGCACGGCAGGACCTGATCGACTTCGTCAAGGACAGTTCCGTGAGCGCCGAGGTCCCGACCTACCTGGGGAAGCGTGTCATCGTCGATGACGGGTGCCCGGTCGCGAATGGGGTATATACGACGTACATCTTCGGGCAGGGTGCGATCGGCTACGGTGAAGGCGGAGCCCCGGTCCCGACCGAGACGACCCGGGACGCCCTCTCCGGCGACGACATCCTCGTGAACAGGCGGCACTTCCTCCTGCACCCGCGGGGGGTCCGGTGGACCGATGCAGCGGTCGCCGGGTCCAGCCCGACCAACGCCGAACTCGCGAACCCCGCGAACTGGCTGAGAGTCTACGAGCCGAAGAACGTGCGGATCGTCAAGTACACGCACAGGATCGCCTGAGGTGACGAAGCATGGCAGAACGTAGCGCAACCTTCGACACCTTCAAGCAGCACACCTACGTCCCGAACAAGCTGTATTCCGTGCTGAATCTGGCACGGGCAGCAATCCTGGACGTCCTCGCCGCTGAGATCCAGACTGCGGCCCCGGGACACAGCGCAGCGGCCATCAACGAGGCCATCGAGTCTACCGGGGAGTTCCGGTGGACGCTGGAAGTGGCCCTGGTGGACGGGGCCGGCCACGTCCTCGACGGGTTCGACGGCGACCTTGCCATCAACCTCGTCGCCACTGTGGCGTCGACCCACGGCGTCGCGACGTTTGAGGACGGCGACCTCGCGCACCCGAGCGCCGACACCGAGATCTCGCTCGTCAACGGCCGGGGGTCCATAGACGTCATCTACGGTACCGACGGCACCGCCGGCGACCAGTGGGCCGCTGCGGACACGGTCGTGTTCATCGTCGGGGACGTGCTCGCCGGCACCGACCAGGATGCCATCCTCGGCTCGGACGTCGATGAGGACACCATCACTGACACGCTCGTAGCATAGACAGACGACCACTACAGGCGGGGGATATCCCCGCCCATACTCAAGGAGGTAAACCCGTATGGGCCTGTTAGACAAAGTTCCTTTCCCGCGCTCGCAGCGGGAGTTTTTTGAGCAGCTGTTCTCGCCGACAGCTGGTCACGACCACGATGGCGTGAACTCGAAGCCGGCAGCCGCGGTTGCCGACGGTGCGGTGACCGTTAGCAAGATCGCTGCAGGGGCAGTAACTACCAGCAAGATCGCAAACGCCGCGGTAACCGGTGAGAAACTGGCAGCCGATGCTGTAACATCTGCCAAGATCGCTGCAGGCGCGGTAACGGCAGATAAACTCGCGGATACCGCGTCGCTCGCGTCGGCCCTCGGCGCCGGGCTCGGGGCCGTGAAGACCGTCGCCCATGACTCCGAAGGGTCCCCGATCGCCCTGCTCACTGCCGACGACGCTGCCCGGGCCTGCCTGGTCGTCGCCCTGGTCGGCGAGACGATCGCCGACGGCGCGGAGTTCTCGATCGAGGACGAAGACGCAACGGCACTCCTCGACGTCACTGCCGGCACGGCGGGCGACGTCCTGGTGGGCGCCGGGACCCTGGCAGCGAACAAGGCGCTCCAGATCGCAATCACCGCCGGGGGTGCCGCAGCGGCCGGGGCAGTCACCGTGTTCGTCATCGCGATCCCGGAGGCATGATCGGATGGCCAAGGGGCGGGTGAAGCCCGGACCCCCCAGGGATAGGCGGCTCAAGGAAAACAGACAGAAGAAGCGGAGGTAGAGGATGGCTGACGAGGACCCGGTACGGCAGGCGTACATTGTGCTGATCGAGGGGGAGTGCAACCGCTCGTTTGCCGACGGGCTCCCGCCGGACATCGAATACATCCTCCTCCCGTACCTGATGCAGCATCATGGTCGGGATCCGAACATCGCAAGCCAGTCAGCCTCTGACCTCTCGATATCGTTTGCGACCGACGGGTTACCAACCTCGATGCGGCGGATCATCCAGAAGTATCGGAGGGCCTTCCGGTGACCACGACGGGTGAGAAGTTCAACCGGATCCCTGACCTGGTGAGGGAACTCAACTACCTCGCCACGCACCAGGTGCATATCGGGATCTTCGCCGACGCCGAACGGACCGACGACGCCACGATGCTCGTGATCGCGTATGCGCACGAGTTCGGGGCGAAGATCCCCAAGCGGTTCAAGACCACGCACGTTCAGGGGCCGTGGGGGTCGACGAAAGAGCGCGACGAGTCCGCGAAGTGGATCATCATCCCCGAGCGGTCGTATCTCCGTGCAGGGTTCGATGCCAACGCCGACGAGATCCAGGGGAAGATGGAGTACTTGCTCGGTCTGGTCCTCGATGGCAAGATCACGGGCCAGCAGGCCCTCAACGCCATCGGAGGGTTCGTCGCCACCCGGATCCAGGCGTACCTCACCGACCTCAAGACCCCCCCACTCGCCGAATCGACCATCAAGCGTAAGGGGAGCAGCAACCCGCTGATCGACACCGGGCAACTCCGGGACTCGATTACCTGGCAGGTGGTACCGGTATGATCGGCGCGACGGTGACCTGGTTCGGGCAGGACTACGAACTCAAGGAAGTCCTCCCGCACGACGGCCACTTCGTCTGGGATTCCGTCTTCGCGATGTGGGGCGGGACCTACACGTTCCGCGTCCCGGGAGAAGGGTACCGCGACTGGGAGCAGGGCGGCATCTGGGTCCCCGGTGAGCCGACGGAGACGGAGATCGAGGCGATCATCCTCCCACTCTCGAAGTCCGACCTCAAGTACGACGTCGGCGGGACCTACACCCGGCAGGACGTCAAGGTCTACATCCAGTGCCCGAACGGCGGGTTCCGGGTCTACTTCGCCCGGCGTATCGGGGAGGGCGGGGCCTGATGTACGACGTGATCGGGCTCCGCAACTGGCTGGTCGGGCGGCTCTACCAGTACCTGACGATGCCAGTCGTCCCGAACGACGACAGCCCGCGGCCGGCGAAACCCTTCCTCGCCTATACCATCACCTCACCCTACATCCCGCAGGCCGCTCCGCCGGTCATCGAGTACTCGGACGTCGTGAAGGTCCCGCCGGCGGAGGAGGGGGAGGAGCCCGGCGCCCCGGAGAACTGGAGCCGGAAACAGCGCACCGAGTACCCGACGATCGTCTGGAGTCTCACGGCCGTCGCCGGCACCCAGCAGGGGTGCTATGAGGCGGTCATGCACGCGCGGCGATGGTTCGCGCTGGATGGCCGCGACGGGCTGCAGGCCCGGGGCATCGTCGTCGCGCGGATCGAGCCGGTGCAGGACCGGTCTCTGATCCTCGACGAGACCGAAGCCGAGTACCGGGCCGGGTTCGACGTGGGGCTTCGGGTCTGCAGTCAGATCAGTATCGACATTGAGACCATCGAAATGGTGGAGTATGGCTCCACCAGGAGTGATTCATGACAATCGAAGATGTGCAGGTGGTAATCACCCGCGAAACGACCCCGGTCACGCAGGCCGGGTTCGGGCTCCCGCTCATCGTGGGAGCGAAAGGCACGACGACCTACGACACCCTCGGGTACTGTATCTGCAACACCCTCGCAGAGGTTGCGGCCCTGGTCCCGGCGGATGGGGAGGACCCGGGCACGGCAGGGACCGAGGTCTACAAGATCGCGCAGAAGATCTTCGCGCAGACCCCTGCCCCGGAGAAGATCGCGGTCGTCTGGCTCGACATGACCTCGCCGGAGTCGCTCACAACGGCGCTGACGGCGCTCATGGCGGCCGGGCACAACGACTGGTACTTCCTCCTCTCGGAGAGCCAGACGGCAGCGAACGTAGACGCGCTTGCAGCCTTTGCGGCAGCGAACGGCAAACTCTACTTCGGCAGCATGACGAACACGGCGTTCGAGACGCTCGATGACGCGACGCTCGCCTCCGACCGGGCGGTCATCCTCTGTCACAAGAGTGCAGCGACCCAGTACCCTGCAGAAGCCTGGGTCGGCCGGTGCGCTCCGGAGCTCCCCGGCTCGATCACCTGGAAGTTCAAGACGCTGTCCGGGATCTCGGTCTCCGGCTACACCCCGACGGAGATTGCCGCAATCAAGGAGAAGCACGGCAACGTGGTCATCTCCCAGGGCGGCATCCTCCACACGACTGAAGGGACCGTTCTCTCGGGCGAGTTCATTGACGTGATCCGGTCGCAGGACTGGGTCAAGGCCCGGATTGCCGAAGGCGTGTTCCGGCTGCTCGCGACGTCGCCGAAGGTCCCGTACGACGACCGGGGGATCGCGATGGTCCTCTCTGAGGTCCAGGGCGTCATGCAGCAGGCGACGGCGCAGGGCATCATTGCCCGCGACGCGGACGGGAACGGCATGTGGTCCGTGACCGCGCCGAAGCGGAGCGAGATCGCCGCGAACAGCATCGCCAACCGTGTCCTGCCGGACGTCGAGTTCGAGTTCACCCTCGCCGGTGCGATTCACAGCGTGACCGTGCGCGGCGTGATCAGTGTGTGAGGTGAGAAGAGATGACTGTCAGAAACTACGACCCTGAAGACTATATGCTCGTGTTCGCCGGCCGGACCATCACCGGTCTCGCCGACGGGACCCCGATCACCGCCGGGAAGGACGCGAACCGGTGGGAAACGCACGTCGGCGCACAGGGAGAGGTGTCGCGGTCCCGGAACCGGAACCCGCTCGGCCACATCACTGTGACCCTCAAGCGGACCAGCCCGGACTTCGCATACCTGAAGCAGAAGGCGAACAGCGACGACGTTGATCCGGTGCACCTCGTGGACCGGAACACCAGTGAGTTCACTGCCGGCGGGTCAGAAGCCTGGGTAGAGAAACTCCCGGACCTCTCCACCGCTGCGGGAGATAGCGTGCCGGACATTGAGTTCACTATCCGCATCGCCGACTACGAGGTGCGGTGATGGCAGAGAAGAAGGTCGAGATTCGGGGTGTCGAGTACACCCTGAAGAAGATCCCGCCCCGCGAATGGGCGCGGCTCCGGGACCGGTGCAAGAACCGGTTCGGGAACATCATCGAGGAGAAATTCCTCGCGGAGATCTTCGAGCACCTGGTCGTGAACCCTCGTGTTTCGCTTGACGATTTCGAGGACTGGGATGTTTGCCAGGAGGTCGCGAACGCTGCGATAGAGTTTCAACTCGGCGCAGGTCTCGCAGAGTAGAAGCGAATACCGGCAGTTAGCGCGGAAGAATTGGTGGTTCTGGCGTCTAGTCCTATCCGACACCGGGATCACCTATACCGACGCATCTCGGATGAGCGACGATGAGATCGAGGAGGCAAACGCCGCCCTGGATCTCCTGCAGGAGCAAATGAGCAAGAACGTGCCGCGGAGGCGGCGGTGATATGGGCGTGCTACGCTCTCTGATGATTGAGCTCGGTCTCTCCGATGACGTCTCAAACAAACTCCGGGGTATCGACACCCAGATCAACGGTATCGAATCCGGGCTCATTGACACGCAGAGTGGGTTCGACGATCTCGGCCGAGCAACGACCGAGTACGGACGTGTTGCCGGAAAAGAGATCGAGGGCGTCGAGGACGATATCGACGAGCTCGACAAGCAGGTCGAGGAGCACGCGGATATCACCAAGAAGGCTACGAAGGAGGCAGCCGAGAGCTGGGGGAAACTCGGTGCGGCGGTCGGCGCAGCAGCGCTCGCGACGGAAGCCTACCTCCGGTCGCAGCAGGACCTGTACTTTGCCGCCGACAAGATCGCGTACATCACCGACCTGGATCGGCGGGAGGTGATCGGCCTCGCTGCCGAGTTGAACAACCTCTCCTTCAGTCTCGAGGACGCGTACGGCGTTATGGAGGTCGGGGCTCGACAGGGCCTCAGGACCCGGGGCGAACTCGCGGAGTATGCCCGGTTCTGGGATGCCGTAGGGACCGCATCTGGAGAGAACGCCACTGAGCTCGCCCGGGCGGCGGTGTCTCTCCGTTCGGTGAATATCGAAGCAGGGGACCTCGGCGAGACCTACGATGCGCTCGGGTTTGTCATGACCCACACCGCCGTCGGGGTAAAACAGTACCTCGATCTGGTGGGGCAGATGGCGAAGAAGATGGATGCGTACGAGCTCACTATTGAAGACACCGCCATCATGCTCGCAGCCCTCGAAGAGCGGGGTCTGAAAGCCGACAAAGCAACTGAACGTCTTGAATCCGCGATGAACGAGGCGAAAGGCGATACGGTCGCCCTGTACCGTGAACTTGGCATCACCGAAGAACAGGTCGCCCGGCTCACGGAGGAGATCAAAGGAGGGGCGGACTACATCGGCGTCATGGGGGAGGCATACACTGAGACCAGAACCCCGCTTCAGTGGGTGCAGACCGAAGTCGGGAAGCTCGCCCACGGGTTAGGTCGGGATCTCAACCCGCTCCTGGAAGTGGGGTCCGTGGCCCTGACCGGGACCTCGACCGCGATGCTCACCGCTGCCAGTGCCGCTTACCTCTACAGCACGGTATCCACCACATCCCTGGTGCCGTCCCTCGCATCTGCGACCGCTTCCGCGTGGGCCTTCACAACGGCCCTCCTCGCCAACCCGATCACCTGGATAGTTCTGGGAATCGTCGGCCTGGGGGTGGCGCTCTACCTCCTGGCATCGAATTGGGACGAGGTCTCCGGATGGTTCATGGACCGATGGGAGGAGGTCGGCAGCGTCGCCACCGGCGCGATCGACTGGATCGGCGGAGCCTGGGATGCGACAGTTGGAAGACTGGTTGCCGGCGCCGAGTGGCTCGTAGACCACATGGGTATCCTTGCGTTCCTCTTCCCGGTCACGGCCCCGATCGCCGGGATGAACCTGCTCCGGGACAACTGGGATACCGTCGTCGGCGCGATCGGCGCCGGATGGGACCGGCTCACAGAGACGGTTGACGCCGGGCTCTCCGGCCTAATCGACTTGTTCTGGCAGTACCATCCGCTCGGCATCGTCATCCGGCAGTGGGACGAGATCACCGGCTATCTCGAGGGCATTGACCTGGTCGAGACCGGGAAGAACATCCTGCTCGGCCTCGTCAACGGGATCCTCGGTATCCGGCAGCAGGCGATCGACGCGGTCATGGGCATCGGGGAGGATATCCTCAACGCCGTCACCGGGTTCTTCGGGATATCCAGCCCGTCGAAACTCATGCAGGAGATGGGGCACCATGTCGGCGAAGGATTCGCGCTCGGAGTTGCACGGAGCATGCCCGAGAGCCTCCCTCTGCCCGAGATGCCGGCCGCCATCACCCTTGACGGGGAGTATGCGACGGCCTGGACTGAGCCGGCCATCAAGCCTCTGACAGGGAGCGTGCAGTACTCGTCGGCCCTCGCCGGACCGGACGTGCCGGCACTCACGGGAGATCTCATCTACGAAACCGAGGTGTCAGAACCGACGATCGCCGCCCTGACCGGGGCGATCACCTACGTAGCGACGGTGCTGGATCCGGCCATCCCCTTGCTGACCGGTGCAGTGACCTACCTTTCGGAGGTCCTCGCCCCCGAGGTGCCGGCACTTGCCGGGACTATAGAGTATGGGGCCACGCTCCCCGGACCGGGTAACCTCGATCGTGCGGGAGAGGTACGCTACACTCCAACGATTGCCGAGCCGGCGATCGATACACTTGCCGGGGTGATCGAGTACCAGGGGGTTTTAGTGGGCCTTCCTGACGTCAACGACCTTACGGGCCGAGCTGAGTTCGGAGGCCGGGAGATCGACGATACAAGGGCCTCCAGGGGGCCGGAGACTGACACTCTCCCTGACCCCCTCATCTACACCCCTGAGCGAGACGCCCAGTACATGGCAGGGGAGCGGTCCGGGGATCTGGTCTACTCCCCTACGATCCATGTCACCGCTGGAACCAGCGACGCAAACGAGATCGCAACCACGGTCGACCGCCGCCTCCGGCAGACGTTCGATCGTCACGCAGAACTCTACTTCGCCCGGCAGCGGAGGAGGGCCGCCCTATGAGCAGAGCGAAACTCACCTCGAGCCAGGGCACGGTGGAGTTCGGGGTCGTCTCTGAGGAGCGGCCGGACTACGTCGCCGACATCACCGAGTACCCGATCGAGGGCGGCAACCAGATCTCGGATCATGCCGCCCTTCGCCCCGTGACGCTGGCGATCGACGGCGTTGTCGCGGGTTCGAGCGCCGCCGGGGTGCTCGCTACCGTTCGGTCCTGGCAGGAGAACCGGCTCCTCGTCACCTACTCCGGACGCGGAACCTACCGGGACTTCGTGATCCGGGAGTTCCGGCCGACGGAGGATGTCGAGGTCGGGGACGGGTTCCGGTTTGCGATGACGCTCCAGGAAGTGCGGATCGTCTCCCCGGCAACAATCCTCCGGGTGAAACGTGACCCCGCTCTCCCGGAGATCGTCGCAGACCAGCAGACCGCAGCGCAGGTGCAACCGGTCACCACAAAGGGGCGGGAGCAACCGCTGGCAGCGCCGATGGGGCTCCCGGCAGGGATGATCGGGTCGGTTGACGCGCTCAAGAGCGTCTTCGGTCGCGGGCCGAAGTGGTCTGATATCTGGGAGGGGCTCTGATGCAGATTCTTCCGATCGACAAGCAGGCAATTCCCTACCAGACCACGATCCGGCTGGCAGGCGTCTCCTACGGCCTGACCTTCCACTACAACCTCCAGGCGGACCGGTTCACGGTCGATCTCTCCCGGGGAGGCGAGGACCTCGTGGCCGGGGAGCCCCTGGTCTACGGCTCGCCGCTCTTCAGCGCCTTCTACGACGAGCGGTTCCCCGGGGTGGCCCTGGTCCCGCTCGATCCCTCCGGCCGGTCGCAGCGGGTCGGGTGGGCTGAACTCGGCGAGACCGTGTTCCTGTACGTGGTCGAGCCCGCGGACGCAGCGGCGGAGGGAGTCATATGAGCGAGTTCTGGATCCGTGAGAGTGTGGTCTCCGGCTGCGGGCGAGAGTTCCGCTACCCGGATTATGAGATTCAGTTCCGGGTAGACTTCGCCAAGGGGGGCGATCCGGACCTCGCGGTCATCGAACTCTACAACCTCGCGCCGGAGACGGAGCAGGTCTTCAAGCACGGGGAGGAGATGGTCCTCCGGGCCGGGTACCAGGGGGATATCGGGATCGTCATGGCCGGCGAGATCCGGCATGTACGGGTGTTCGATGAGGGCGCCGATCGCATCTGCGAGGTCGAGGTCCACGACACGAGCGATGCCTACCAGGGGACGGAGATCAGCGAATCCTACGTCCCCGGCACGGTTGCGTCAGAGGTCCTCGAGCGGATCATCAGCATGAGTGGACTGGAGCTGGGGAAGATCCTGCTCGTCCGAGATGCGGTATACCCGGAAGGCCGGTCGGTCGACGGGAAGATCAAGAACGTCATCGGGGAGATTGCTGAGGATTGCGGCTCCGAGGTCCACGTCACGCACGGGACGATCCACATCCTCCCGCCGGGCGGCTGGCACGACGAGGCGATCCTCCTCTCTCCGAAGACCGGACTGATCGGGTCGCCAAAGCGGATCGAGAGCGACGACGAGAACAGTGCCTTGCTCTGGGAAGCCGAGTCGCTCCTGAACTACCGTATCCGGGCCGGGACGCTGGTGCAGGTCGAGTCGAAGCAGGTTCACGGGCTGTTCGCGGTCGAATCGGGTTCGCACGTCAGTGACGGGAACGAGTTCAAGACCGTCCTGCAGCTCGCAGAGCCGGAGGGCTTATGAGCGAGTTTCAGAAGTTCATGGAGGAACGCGGGAACCGGGACGTCTCCCGGCTCCACACGGCGATCCTGGCTGAGATCCTGACGTATGACCCGGTGCTGATGCAGGCGGACCTGCAGCCCCTGATCCAGGACCCGGAGTTCGAGTATGCCCCGATCGTCCACGCATCCGTCTCCTGTCTCCGGGCCGGGGGGTTCGTCATCCGGCCCCCGTATCAGCCAGGGGACATTGTCGTCGCGGTCGTCATCGAGCGCGGGATCGACGGGGTCTTCGCGACCGGGGAGAAGGCGGACCGGGTCGGCGCCAGGAAGCACAGCCTGACAGACGCAGTCGTGGTCGGCGGGTTCACACCTCGCCCCCGTCCGCTTCCGGAGCAGCACGGTGCCGATCTCCTCATCAGCACGGAGAATGGAGTGAACAAGATCGTCATGGACCCGGAAGGAAACATCACCGTTTATTCGGAGGGTATCGTGAACATCGACGCACAGTCAATCAATCTGAACTCAGGTTCAGCAGAGGAAGAGCCGGAGGATCCGTAATGCCAGGAGTAGTCAGGCTCGGCGACGCCCATGCAGGGGTCTGCAGTCACGGGCTGCCGTGCTGCCCGCACATCGTCGCCGGCGTCTACGTCAGCGCGTCTGGTGATGTCAGCGCCGACGGCCGGGGGGTGGTCCGGGTTGGGGACCTGGTGGTCCACTCCTGCCCGCACTGCGGGGTCGGGGCAGCGGTCGGCGGCAGCGGGACGGTCACGGCGAACGGTCGCGGGGTGCACCGGGTCGGGGACGCAGTGGTCTATCCTGGTGGCGCCGGGGTCGCCATCACAGGAAGTGAGGATGTGAACGCCGGATGAAGTCGCTCTACCTTGACCCGGAATCCCGCGATCTCGTGATCAATGATCGGATGGGTTTGCAGATGGTGTCCGGCACGGATGAGGCAGCACAGCACCTCCGGCTCCTGCTCGCGACGCGGATGGGGGAGTGGTTCCTGAACATCCGGCATGGGCTGGACCAGGGGGAACTCCTCGGGCAGAAGATGCCTGCAGCAGAGAATCGGATCCGGGCCGCGGTCTACGACGCCGTGAAGCAGGATTCGCGGGATATCCGCATCCAGTCGCTTGACCTGGAGCATGATGCCCATGCTCGGACCCTGACCATCCGGCTCACGGCGACGGTCGACCAGACACCTGCGACCGTAGAGGTAACAGTATGACGGAATTCGGACTGACGGAGAAGGGGTTCGCTCCAAAACGCTACGCGGACATCCTGCCGGAGAAGGAGCGCCGGGCACGAGAACTGTTCGGCAACGACGCGAACCTCTCGGACTCCTCGCCGCTCGGCATGCTGGTCCGGCTGAACGCCTGGGACGAGGCGGCCGTCTGGCAGCAGATGGAAGAGGTCTACTTATCCGCGTACGTCTCGTCGGCAGAAGGGGTCAGCCTCGACCGGAAGTGCCAGGATATCGGCATCATGCGTCAGCTGGCGACCCGGGCCACCGGGACGATCCAGTTCTCCGGGGTTGACGGGACGCAGGTCTACCCGGGGATTGAGGTGCAGACCGCGACGGGGATCGTGTACAGGACGACGACGGCTACCACAATCTCCGGGGCTCTTGCCCGGGCCGATATCGAGGCCGTCGACGCCGGGGTTGACGGGAACGTCGGCGCCGGAGCGATCTCCCGCGTTGTTTCCCCGATCGCGGGCGTCATTGCCGTAACCAACCCTGACCCGACCTCGGGCGGCCGGGACGCCGAGACCGACGCGCAGCTCAGGGAGCGGTACGTCCGCAGCGTCTCGAAACCCGGCGGAGCATCCGCAGCGGCAATCGAGGCGGCGCTGCTCGACATCGAGGGGGTGCTCGATGCAGAGGTCCGGCAGAATGTCACCCTGGAGACAGACCCGGTAACCGGGATCCCGCCGAAGGCCATCGCGCCGATAGTGTGGGGTGGCGACGCCGACGGGATCGTTGATACGCTGTACACGGTGAAGCCGGCGGGGATCCAGTGCTGGGGAGAGGACGAGGTGCACGAGCTCACCGATAGCCGCGGAGTTACGCACACGATCGGGTTCAACCGCCCGGACCTCGTGACGGTCAACGTCAGCGCCACGCTGACAGTGGATATAGCCATCTTCCCGCCGGACGGGGACGATCAGGTCGGTGCGGCGATCGAAGGGTATCTCTCCGGGCTCGCTCTCGGCGAGGACGTGATCTATACCCGGCTCATCTCCCGGATCCATAGCATCCCCGGGATCATCGATATCCCGACGCTGACGGTGAACGGGGGGACAGGGAACATCGCGGTTGCCAAGGCCGAGGTGGCCGTGCCCGGGACCATAACGGTGACGTCGCCATGACCGTCGAAGATCAGATCCTCCGGTTGCCGGACGCCTATGCCAAGGCCCCTGACAGCGTAATCTACCGGATCCTACAGCTCGACGCGGCTGACCGGGACGAGATGCGAGCGGCGCTCGACCGGGTCCGTGCCTGGCGCTCACTCGACGATGCAGAAGGAGCGGCGCTCGATATGATCGGGCGCGACCTTGACCGACCCCGGGGTGGGATGAGCGATATCGAGTATCGCCGCCGGCTGCGGCTGAGGGTCGCGACCATCCCCTCCAGCGGAGAGATCGAGCGGTTCAACGAGATCCTGGATGCATTCATGGGCCGGGCGTTCATCGGTCTCCAGGAGGGGTGGACCGACGTCGCGGTATGGGACTACCACTTCGACGGGAGCCTTCGCTTCGACGCAGAGGTTCAGGTCTTCGACGCCGGCGACCCCTGCCCCCTCGGACCTCCGGAGCCGGCCGCGGTCATCGTCCGCTGTGATCTGGATGCCCTCTACGAGGATATTCAGGCTGCGTTCGACCGGGCCGGGACCTCGTATCGGGCTGAGGACATCCTCGCGTCGATAGCGGACCTGGTCGCGGTCGCGGCAGAGTCTGCTGCCGGGGGGGTGCGGGTGAAATGGTTCCCGATACTCAAGGCCGCTCGGGACCGTGCGATCTCTGTGGTGCAGGTCGCCCATCCGCACCTGACGCTCGGGACCGTGCGATCTCATCTGTATGATGGGTCATACGCCTTCGACGGCTCGACCTCTTTTGACGGTGGATACTCTGCGCTCCGGGTCGAGCACGAGGAGTCCCTCGCTGCCGATCACCGGATCGTCACCGCACCCGAACACCGGTTCGAGGGACTTGCCCGGTTCAACGGCCGGGAGCTGTTCGATGCGTCCCGGGAGATCGCCGTACATGATCCGCGCCTGGTCCTCCAGGTGCCCGGGGATACGGCGGTCGGGGTCGAGCAGGCAGCAGCGGCGACGGATACGCTAGGTCCGACGATGCCCCGGTTCACGGGGGACCTCATGTTTTCCGGGGGCCGGCGGTTCGATGGATACACGGCACTGCGGGCAGAGCACGGCACCGTCGAGAGTGTCGAGCACCAGGCAGCCTGCGGACCAGTGAGCCGGTTCGATATGAGCCTCCCCTTCGCTGGAGGGCTCGGGTTCAACGGGCTCCGGGGGTTGGTGGTGCACGATGTGACAATTACTGAGGTGACAGCATGAGGACAGAGATTAAACCGCGTTTCTCGATGGAATTGCGGGTTGTGAAGCGCAACGAACAGAATTCAGAGGAAGAGAACCATGACAGAGATCATCACGACGACTAAGGTGGGCCGGGCAAAGTTCGCTGCGGCGCACCAGACTGGCATCCTGCCGCGGATCACGCACCTGGCGTTCGGGAACGGCGGGCACGACGCCGGCGGAAACCCGATCGCAGTAGACGACAACCGGACGACTGTTCCGGGACAGTTCGGGACCCTCCGGCCGGTCTCCAGTGTGACGGCAAACGGGATGGTCTGCACGATCGTCGGCCGGCTGGATTACGCTCACGAGGTCGGGCAGATCGTCTCGACCTGCGGGCTGATTGACGCCGACGGGAGTCTTGTCGCGTACAAGAACTTCTCGCCGAAGGCGAAAGACGCGGATACCCGGTTCGAGGTACAGTGGACCGAGCAGTTCTGAGGAGGAACAACGATGATAGAATCATTCCAGAATATCCTGACAACCGATCCGGTGCACGCAGACACCATGAACTCGAAGATCGTCGCGCCGGGGAACAAACTGGTCGACTTCGTGAAACGCCCATACTCCGGGGATGTCATCGGGTTTGAGTGGGACGCATCTTCCACCAGTCCGGTGCTCCGCAGGATCGACGGAGGAGGCCGATATATCACCAGCCTGCCGAGTGACTACTTCGACAAGCATCTGATCTTCGACCGCCGCCGCTGCACCCGGGACCGGACGACCGGGGAGATAACGCTCTCACCCAATGGCCGGGGGGACGGGCTTGTGCTCGACGGCACCGCCGGCGATGTGCTGGTCCGGAAGCCGAAGTACTACCACAAGTTCGAGTGCAAATACCCCTACTTCCGGCACTGGTTCTCCGCAGAGCCGCACGTCGGGTTCACCCTGTGGCCGGCGTTCATGCAGCGCGGCGACCCGCTGGATCCGACGGCAACGGACTACCTGTATTCCGGGGCTTACGAGGCGTATGGGTATGTTGACGCGGGCGCCTTCAAACTCGGCAGCGCTGCTGGGAAGAAGCCGGTGACGGGGAACTCGGGAGACACTGTTGAACATGCCGACTGGGATCCGTATCCCGGACTGATCGACGCCAACGTGCCTGACATCACCCTTACAAGAGAGGGTGAGTTCACCATCACCATCGCGGAGAAGTGCGCGAGCCTCGTCGGCACCGGGTTCGGGATCACGAACTTCTGGGACTACGTCGGCGACCAACTCCTGATGTATCTGGAGTTCGGGACGTTTGACATCCAGACTGCGCTCGGAAAAGGGATCGTTGACCTGGCGAGCGGCACCAAGTTTGCCGGAAAGTACACCGGTGCGGATAGTATCGACTCCCGGCTGGCGGAGAACGGCACCGGAGTAGGGTCCGGAACGAACGGGCAGACCCCGATCTGCTGGAGAGGGATCGAGAACCCCTACGGCAACGACTGGAAGTTCATCATCGGATGCAACTTCAAGGCCGGCGGCATCTTCCGCACCATCAAGCGCGATGGATCGGGGACTCTCGCAGGGACAATGGCCGATGGGTCCTATGAAGCAGGATCGGGTGTCCCGCAGGTGAGCGGCTATGTCTCGGGGCTGCTGGAAGACGAACTCGGCGGCATGGCTGCCATGCCGTCGGCGGTAACCGGATCGGACAGCACGTATCTGTGCGACAATTGGTACGCGCCAACCGGAGACAGAATCCTGCTTGCGGGGGGCGCTTGGCGTCATGCGCGGACTGCGGGTCCCGGCTCTCGGAATGCGAATAACGCGGTCTCGTCTTCCGCTCGCTCCGATGGCGCCCGCGTCGAGTTCCGGCCCCCTGAAGAGGCATAAGGAGGTGTGATAAGACGCACCCCAAATTTTCTGATTTCGCGACGGAGGAGAAACCTCTCGACGGAAAGAAGATGGGCATTGACGATGTGCTGAACCAGGAGGTTCTGATTCTCGATTTCAAGCGAGGTCAAAGCAAGTTCAAGGAGAACGCGCGGTATACGACCGTGCAGTTCGAGATGGGTGGGGAGACGCACGTCCTGTTCACCGGGTCTGAGGTCATCTCTGATCAACTGGAACGGTATAAAGAGCATCTGCCGTTTGTCGCGACCATTCGGAAAATCAACCGGTACTATACGCTAACTTGAAGGGGGAGGGGAGCAAACAATGATACTGGTTCGTGCGCGACACTGTGGGGGCCTTCCTCTTCTCCTGCTTGCAGGGGGCAATTGGAATAATGCGCGGAATGCAGGTCCCGGCTATCGGAATGCGAATAACACGGTCTCGAATTCCAATCGCAACAATGGCACCCACGTCGAGCTCAGGTTCCGACTGAGCGGCCCTGAACAGCGCACTGACCCGAGTCCCGACGATGTCGGGGCCAAAGACAAAACCCGTCCACAGGAGAGTGCTGGTACTCGCGTCAGCGCGGCGGAACGCTCTCTCCTGTCGGCAGGGCTGCGGGGGCTTGCCTCATGAAGCGCCGCGGCGACCTCTTCTCGACCCTGGTATCGATTGATAACCTCCGGAGAGCGCACCAGAACGCCCGCAAAGGCAAGACGCACTATTACGCGGTGAAACTGGTTGATGCGGACCCGGATTACTATCTCCGCGAACTACAGGAGGAACTCGTCAGCGGAACGTTCGCGACCTCGCCCTACACGACGAAAGTCATCTACGAGCCGAAGCAGCGGACGATCTACAAGCTCCCGTACTATCCCGACCGGATCATCCATCACGCGGTCATGCAGGTGATGCAGCCGATCTGGGATCGGCAGTTCATTCACGACCTCTATTCGGCAATTCCGGGTAAGGGCTTGCATGCGGGCTCGTATCGGCTCCGCCGGTTCATGATGGACACCGACCGGACCCGGTACTGCCTGAAATTCGACATCTCGAAGTTCTACCCCTCGATCCGGCCGGACAAGATGTACGAGATCGTGCAGCGGACGGTGAAAGACCGGAGCGTGCTCGAGGTCCTCCGGGACGTGATCTACAGCTCGCCGAACGCAGGTGTGCCGATCGGGAATTACCTCTCGCAGTACTTCTCGAACTTGTACTTAACGCCGTTCGATCACTGGCTGAAGGAGAAGATGCGGGCGCGGTACTACATCCGGTACTGCGACGATGGCGTGGTTCTGCACCGCGATAAGGGGTGGCTGCAGGAGGTCCTCCACCGGATCGAGGAGTTCTTCGACACGCTCGGGCTCCGGCTGAACCCGAAAACGTCGATCTTCCCGGTCGACCGCTGCGGGGTAGATTTCCTTGGGTATCGCACGTTCAGGACGCACACGATCCTCCGGAAATCCTCGGCTCGCCGGCTGAAGAAGAAGGTCCGCGAGATCGAGCAGAACTACTTGACGATGAGCCCGGACGCGATTCTGGGTTCTCTGGGGGCATATCATGGGTGGTTAAAGCATTGTGACTGTCACAACTTCGGGCGGAAGTATCTCTACGAGAACCCCGCGATTCGTACAGCAGTGAAACACGCAGTAACTACAGGAGGAATGAAATGGCCAGGCTGGTTGGCAGCACCGTAGAGCCCGAAACCCTGCAGCCCGACATCGTCCAGGACGGACGGGTGCGGCTGCTGGTGCACTGGGACGCAGTACAGAAGGAGATCACCGACGACATGGGCACGCGCACGGAGTGGGAGTATCAGGAGCAGGTGCTCTGGGTCCCGCTCCCGGAGCCGGAGTATATCGAGCCCGGCGAATACCGCCCGGTCCTGTCCGCAGCGGGTCTCGCCTACCTCGCCGCGAACGAGGGGGAGATCCGGGCATGGGCGCAGGCCGGGATGACCGAGGCGACCGAGGCCCCGGGTCTCCGCCGGCGGACGCAGGAACTTGAGGATGCCATTGTGGAGATGTCGCTGCTCCTCGCAGGTGGGGCGTAATGTTCACGGTAGACTCCGGGCTCGTCAAGATCTGGGTCCGGCAGATCCGGGAGGGGCGGCGGACGATCGAGAACGTCCCTGCTCTAGGCAACCTGCCGGAGATGGTCGCGGCAGCCCTCGCGGCAGAGGAGTAGAATGGCCTGGGATGACGAGCGCGGGGAGGTCCTCGGCCGGATCACCTCCCTTGAGAAGGCGGTCGCGGCGCAGGAGGAGCGGGCGAAGGGGCTGGATTACCGGCTTGCCTACATCCAGGAGCGGGTCGACGGGATCTACGGGAAGATCGACGGTCTGACGGTGATGCAATACTCCCGCCCCTCCTGGCTGATGTCGGGCGTGTTCGCCATCGTCGCGGCCCTTGTATCGGGGCTGCTCGTCTACGCGCTGAAATAATCCCTCTTTTTTGCCGGTCCGGCCGGAAGGGTTATGCCCGCCGGGGTAGATCGTAACGGTGATGATAGATCAGAGATCTGATCGGGACAAAGACAGCTCCCCTATCGCCTGGAGAGGTATTGAACCTTGTTTAGGCCGGCTCTGCCACGGGTGTAGGGAGATTTTCACTCGTCGCTCCGGCCCGCCTCTCTGCGATGACTGCCGAAAGGAACTAGGGTATGACTAGTTCCGTCAGCGAACTACCTCGCGGCGGCAACTGGACGCGAGGGACCTACGCCGGGCGCCTCGCCACCGATATCGACGGCATATATCTCAGGCCGAGGATCCTCGAGGTCGGCGACCTCGACGCACTGCGCTTGCTCGCAATGCTGGGAATCGAGCTGACGCGTCAGGCCGAGGAGGAGTACCAGGCACAGCGCCGGCAGGCTCTTGCCGCGATCGCGGGCGGGCTGCTCATCATGATCATGGTGATCGCCGGGGCGGTCTAATTGCCGGGAAAGAGAAAAAGAACCGAACTTGAACCCCTGATGCGATAGCCGGGACTCGAACCGGGGATATATAGGTGGGGCTCACCTAATAGGATGGGGGGCCTGCATTGAGGGGCCAGCCAAATTGTTATCTTAATACTACTATATTATTAACCTCACTGATATTTGTATGGTGATCTCGTGTCGAAAAGAGCCGTTGATGCAGTTTTTCAGGCACTCTTCCTCCTCTCCGACATCCGGTTCCTGCTGCGGGAGACCGCTCCGCAGCATGACCTCGATGAAGCGCAGAAGAAGCGTGCCGCAACCTCCCTTGAGAAGGTGAAGCGGCAGATAGCAATCATCGAAGAGGAGCTGATGCGATGAAGTGCGCAGTCGATATCGAGGCCCGCGACGTCGAGGAGATGTACATCAACATCGACCCCATCCAGGCGGGCGGGCGGCTCACCGCCGAAGCCATGAAAGCGGCGATCTCGTTCGGCGACGGGTACTCGGTCTGCGATAATTGCCGAAACCCCCCGAGGCTCGACTACATCAGAAACCCACCCATCGCGCAGTTCCATGCGGACCTTGCCGCGTGGCTGAACATGGACGCGGTGCGGGTGGTTCCGGGAGCACGCCGGGGGTTCCAGGCGGTCGCGAGCACCTACGTGGAGAAAGGCGATCCGGTCATCGTCACGGCGCTCGCCCACTACACCGAGTTCATGGCGGTCGAGGAGGCGGGCGGGATCCCGCGGGAGATCCAAAAGGACGAAAAGAACCACATCACCCCCGATGCCGCCGCGGAGAAGATCGAGGCTGTGATCCGGGAGTTCTCGCGGACGCCGCCGCTGCTCTTCGTCGACCACGTCGACTACCAGTTCGGGAACGTCCACGACGTTGCGGGGATCATAAAGGTCGCCCACCAGTATGACGTCCCCGTCCTCGTCAACGGTGCCTACACGGTCGGGATCATGCCGGTCGACGGCGGGGCGCTCGGCGCCGACTTCGTGGTAGGGTCGGGTCACAAGAGCATGGCGGCCCCGGCGCCGTCGGGTCTCCTCGCGACGACGAAGGAGCACGCTGAGCGGGTATTCCGGACGACACAGGCGAAGGGGGACGTGACCGGTCGGACGTTCGGGTTAAAGGAAGTGGAGATGATGGGTTGCACCTTGATGGGCGGCACCGTGGTCGGGATGTTGGCCTCGTGCCCCCATGTTAAAGAGCGCGTGCAGCACTGGGATACCGAGGTGGCGCACTCGCAGGCGGTCACGGATGCCCTCCTTTCCATCGAGGGAACGAAGGTGCTCTCCGACTACCCGAGGCAGCACACCCTGACCAGGATCGATACTCGCGGCTCCTTCGATACGGTGGCGGAGCGGCACAAGAAGCGTGGTTTCTTCCTCTCAAGCGACATGAAGAAGCGGGGTATCACGGGTGTCATCCCCGGCTCCACCAGGGTCTGGAAGTTCAACACCTTCGGGCTGACCGAAAAGCAGATCCGGCATGTGGGAGAGGCTTTCGTCGAGGTCGCGCGGGATAACGGGTTGAATATTCTCTGA